CGCAGACCATTTTATGCCACAGACCTGCTCAGAATAATCCATTTTGAGGCACTTTTAACGGGCATAGCGGCGTTTGATTTGTCAGAAGGTAGGCAGGTATCAGACGCCGATAGAAAACGGCTTAAAACGGCTTTTGAGCGAATTAACGAAGCAGCTAATTATATTAACTGAGGACAATATGAGTAGGCCAATTTACGAAACTGAAAAAGACTTAACTCGTGAAAAATCTATTGGTGAGATTTTGGCTAAGGTTTGGAAAGCCGAATTACATAAGTTACCAAGGTCATATTATGTTGATTGGATGATAACTAGAAATAATCAAGTAAAGGCATTTGCTGAATTGAAGTGCAGAAGTAACAATAGGCGGCAATATCCAAGTTTAATTTTGTCTTTGCACAAGTGGATACACGGTAAACAATTGGCTGCTGAGGTATCTGGTGAGTTTTTAATTATTGTTCAGTGGAAAGATGGGTTGTTTTATTTTAAAGAATCAGGACTTGTTGTTTCTTATGGTTTTGGCGGTAGAAAAGATAGAGGAGACGATCAGGATATGGAGCCTGTTGTGAATATTCCTGTTGATTACTTTAAAGAAATTATTGGATAAATATGAGCTTAGAAGATCGAGCAATAGATTTAGACGAGGCCAGAAAAGCCAGAATCCTAAAGTCAGAAGTCATTGATGTAGAGAAGTATCTACATGCTAACGATGTGACCATTAAAGTCAAACGGGCTACGGAATGGTCAGAACTTATCAAGGAAAACTATCTAAATAGTAAAACTGATAAGAAAATTGTATTGCCTTGGCCTAATACGCATTCTAGTTTTGCGTTTAGGGATGGTGAAGTTACTGTTTACGCTGGTGGTAACGGTGGTGGTAAGTCGCTGATAACTGGTCAGATTGCGCTGAACCTGATCCGTCAAGGTCAGAAGGTCTGCATAGCCAGCTTTGAGATGAAGCCTGAGAAAACCTTAGAGCGTATGGTCAGGCAGTTCTCTGGTGAGTACATAGATAACCCGTTAAGTAATGACCGTGAGAAATATATCCACAACCTTTTTGTCAGATTCGATACCTATGTTTCTGACAAATTGTTTCTTTACGATCAACAGGGAACTACATCAGCGGATAAAGTTATTGCTATGGCAAGGTATTGCGCTATGGAGCTTGGCATCAAGCATATTTTTATCGACAGCTTAATGAAGTGCGTTAAGGGTGAGGATGACTTTAACGGTCAGAAGAACTTTATTGACGAGCTAACGGCTTTGGCTAGGGATCACAATGTTCACATCCACCTAGTTCACCATATCCGCAAGTTGGTCAATGAGGAACAGCAGCCGAATAAGAACGACTTAAAGGGTTCTGGATCTATCTCGGATCAGGTGGATAACGTCTTCCTAATGTGGCGCAACAAGAAGAAAGAGAACATGAGGAACAGGGGCGAGATGGTAGACGAGACACAGCCAGATGCTTACCTAATGTGCGAGAAGCAGCGGAACGGTGAGGCTCAGGAGTGGTATGGTCTTTATTACCATAGTAGCAGCCAGCAATTTATAGAGAAGGTTGGCGCTATGCCTATGGACTTTGATAACAAAGGGCGATTTAGTGGATGACTCCGAAGAATACCGGCATAAGTGCGAGGTTTCTCAGGTATTACGTTGGAGAGCAGAAGACAGGAACAAGGCTTTAGATTACTTAGCTAGGGTTAGGAAAGCTAGGGGTGATGCCGTAGCAGAGAAGCTAGCCAATGACTGTAAAGAACAGTGGGCTAAAGGAAACAGAGGGATAAAGGGAGATTGGCGTTGAGAGCTTACCGAGTAGATGGAAACCAGAAAGCTATTGTTGCTGCACTGCGAGAAGAAGGGTTTATTGTCCAGCATCTTCATAAAGTTGGTGAAGGCTGTCCAGACTTGCTGATAGGTCATAGCCATAACGGAAGACGTTATAACGTCCTGCTAGAGCTTAAAGACGGGGATGGCAAGCTAACGGCACAGCAGGTTATATGGCATCACGGCTGGAGAGGTCAGGTAGCCATTGTTAATAATGCAAAAGATGCAATAAAAGCGGTATATGACCATTGCAAAGGCTAAAACTATCGGAAAGTAGTAACTGATAGAAATATTTATGTTGCACTTGGAGAATACTATGCTATAGTTCTTTCACAGCAGCACAATATCAATCACTAGGAGCTGAATATGAAGAACGATCTCAACACAGTAGATACCCTTGGCGCACTTCTGGCACAAATTGCAGATTTAGAAAAACAAGCAGAAGCAATTAAGTCCGAACTCAAAGATGCAAGCACAGCGCTAAATGGCTCAAATACTTACGAGGGTTCTTTGTTTAAAGCTACAGTAGTTGAATCTAACCGCAATACAGTAGACTGGAAAAAATTAGCTGCTGACGTAGGAATAGATGCTGCTGTAATTGCAAAATACACAAAAGTTTCTGCTGTTTTCTCTGTAAAAGTTACTAGCCGTTAATATGAAAACAATAAATCCACATAAAAGCATCGACTACATGATTCGGCATTCTGCTGAATATGCTATTGCAAAGGCTGAAGTTACTTACTTAACAGAATTTAGAAAATCAAAGAAAGCATTACTTTTTGCTAACGCAATAGGAAACACTATTGCAGATAAAGAAAACTATGCTTATAGTCATCCAGAATATATAGAGGTATTGGATGACCTTAAAAAAGCGGTAGCTTTAGCTGAGAAACTTCGTTGGATGTTGGTAGCAGCACAGGCTAGGATTGACGTTTATAGGACGCAGGAAGCCTCTAACCGGGCTATAGATAGATCAACTCAATAAGAGGATAATATGAACGACATAAACATAGTGGATGATAGCAACTTAGTGCAGTGCGAGTATTGCGGTTACGTAACAGATAGTGATGATGTTCCTACGGCGAACGATCCTTGCTGTTCTGACGGAACCGTAACGGTATGTCCTGAATGTGACGAGGGCGAATCTTTCTTACGCTATGACCCGGCAAAGGCAATTATTCGAGACCAGCGAATTGCCCATCAAGCTGCGGAATTTAACCGAGCATGAGGTAGAACAACTCGGCTTAAAGCATTTCGGTAATCTCAAGTATTACTATCCAGACCAGATTAAAGCGCTGGTTCTGGATGTTCAGAAGAAACTCCAAGGAAAGAATAAATGAAGATGCGTTTTTGCAATAGCTGCCAGCAATCTAAGCCGGAGGAAGGTGGTTATCGTAAGGAAGGAAGCATGAGGGGCTGGCGTTGTGCTGGGTGCTATAACCGGACTACGCCGAGCATTTATCGCGCTAATAGACCGACTGATCCTAAGTTCTTAGGAGATGTCAAAAAAATACTAGGGTACTAATATGACCATCACACTAACCCGCGAGGAAGCGCAGCAGGATAATTATAAGAAGTCGCTCTGGAGAAAACGCAGCGATAAAAGACGGGAAGAATTACCACCACAAAATAAATAAATAATGTATTATTCCATTGGTTTCACTAACATCATGGAGATGACAATGGAAGAAATTTGGAAAGATATACCGGGGTATGGAGGTCATTATATGGCATCGAATCTTGGGAGGATCAAGGTAAAAGCTAGGAAAATAAGGAAATTTTGTGGTTTACACGGCAAAGAAGTAGACCAGATATATAAAGAAAGATTATTAAATCCTTCTAAAGCAGACAAATATGGGCATATGTCTGTGCATCTTGGGGTTAACAAAAAGAAACATGCTGTCGCTGTACATAGGCTAGTCCTATTTGCTTTTGTTGGATATCCTCCTGAAGGACATGAAGGTTGCCACAACAATGGAATAGCAAGTGACAACAGAATTGAAAACTTACGTTGGGATACTCATGCAAACAATAATCTTGACAGGAAGAATCATGGAAAATACCCAACTGGCAAAGATCATCCTATGTATGGTAAAAAAATGAGTGACGAACATAAAGCAAAACTTTTAACTTTCCATCTTGGGCAAAAAAGACCACAAGAATGGATAGATAACATGGCAAAAGGAAGAAAAAAGAATGCTTTACAGAAACAAGAAGCTTCTTGAAATAGCACGAAATTTTCCTTGTCAACATTGTGGAAAGCAGGATGGAACGATTGTTGCTGCTCACTCAAATCAGTTGCGAGATGGGAAGGGAAAGGGTATAAAGGCTAGTGATTACAGAATTGCTAGCCTTTGTTTTATTTGTCATATGGAGCTAGATCAAGGTAAAAATCTATCTAAGCAGGAACGAATAGAGATGTGGGAAGAAGCGCATAGAAAAACATTAGGTTTACTTTTTGACAATGGTCATTTAGAGGTGAATTTATGATGAAGAAAACCAAGGCCGAGAAGAAGATGAGCAAGGTCTATAACGAGTTCAAAGCTGGGACTCTGCATAGCGGTAAAGGTGGGCCTGTTGTTAAGTCTAAGAAACAAGCCACTGCAATTATGCTATCAGAAGGCCGTAAAGCCGCTAAGGGGAAGAAATGAAGACCGGGCTGTATGCTGCGATCCATGCCAAGCGTAAGAGGATTGCCGAGGGTTCTGGCGAGAAGATGCGTAAGCCGGGAACGAAGGGAGCGCCCACAAAGGCTGACTTTAAAGAAGCAGCTAAGACCGCCAAAGGCAAGAAGAAATGACAGCGGCATGGACTAAGAAGGCTGGGAAGAATGCTAAGGGCGGTCTTAACGAAAAAGGCCGCAAGTCTTATGAGGCTGAGAATCCCGGATCTGATCTTAAAGCTCCGGTTAAGTCAGGGGATAACCCAAGGAGAGCCTCTTTCCTAGCCCGTATGGGTAATATGCCCGGTGCGGAGTATAAAAATGGTGAGCCTACTCGTCTGCTACTGTCTTTACGAGCATGGGGAGCCTCCAGCAAGGCTGATGCTAAACAGAAAGCCGCAGCTATTTCCGCTAGAAACAAGAAAAAGTGAGCCATCAAAGCCAGCTAGATTTCGTTCGTGGGCTAACGCTCAAGTTCCCTATTTTCTTCGCAGGTCAAAAAGTCCTAGAGATAGGAAGTCTGGACATTAACGGTTCAATACGTCAGTTCTTTGACGCATCGCAATATGTTGGCGTTGACCTTGGTGAGGGCAAGGGAGTTGACCTAGTAGCCAAGGGTGAGGAACTAGACTTCCCTGACGATTCCTTTGATGTTGTTGCGTCTTGTGAATGCTTTGAGCATAACCCTGAGTGGGCTAAGACGTTTGACAATATGGTCAGGATGGCTCGTAAGTTTGTATTCTTTACGTGCGCTACAGAAGGCAGACCAGAACACGGGACTAGGCGTACAAGTCCATCAGATGCCCCATTTTGCGGGGACTATTACCGTAACTTAACAGAGCAGGACATTAGGGATAACTGCGACTTGTCTAAGTTTGAGCAGTACGGCTTTTCCACTAATGCAAACCCTGCTGATCTATATTTCTGGGGTATATGCAAGCCATAGTTATCTGCACTATCGGTAATCCCGGTATAACGATATTACTGGAAAGCATCAAAGTCTATGCTCCAGAACTACCAATTTATCTATGCTCAAATAACCTTAGCCTCTGGGGAAGCATACGCTCAAGAATGTCGGAGCTTAATGTTATCTTCAGGCCAAATCCTGCTACCAATTTTGGAGACGCATATAATGCGGGTATCGATTATGCCTTCAGCAGGGGACACGATTCACTAATTGTAGCTAACGATGACGTTGTTATAACACCGAGTACCATAGATCTGCTCAAGGAAGATGCGGAAATTCTGGAATCTAATGGCGTAAATCTCGGATTCTTAGGTGCTAGATCTGACTACGTATTACCAGACCAGAACATTAGGTTCCCGGTAGAGGAAGACCAGCAGCTAGGGTTACGATGGGCTAGTGAGACAATGATTAAGCCCACAGGAGTCATAGCACCAATATTTGCTACCATTAGTAAGAAGGCATGGGATGTAGCTAAATTTCCGAGCACGAATTGGTATTCCGATAATATAATATGCCATGACCTGCAAAAAGCAGGGTTTGAGCATTTCGTATCAAGGGCTTATGTTCATCACGCAGGAAGCCAGACAGTAGGAACAGACTTTGAGAAATGCCATGAAGAACCACGAGAGTGGATAAAGGCTAACAGACCGGATATATACGAGGTTTTCTATGGCTGACATAAGACCAACACCAGTTTCAAATTACCCGGCTTATTATGGGGCTGGATTGCTTAGTGGTCTTAATGAAGCCGTAAGCAAGCCATTCGGCTACGAGAATGATCCTGTCCGAGCATTGACTAACTTGCTTGGAATTCCCGGTATTGTAAGAACGCTAGAAAACTCTGCTTATGGAATGTCTAACGTAACTGGTACTGGAATGGCTACACAGTTGCGCCCTGAAGCTAAAGAGGCGGCAGGTGCTCTTTTGCCAATGGCTCCCGGCGCTGCAAGGCTTGCGGCTCGTGGTGCTGTTGCTGGCGGTAAATATATTGCTCCTCAAGTTGGCGGTTTGCTTGATGATTACGCTACAAAGACTGGTTTGCAGATGTATGCGTACAGACCAACAACACCTAAAAAGCCAGATCCATCTGTTGGAACTAGGTTTGAGCGAGAATTTATTGGTGGTTTGGCAGATAAAACACCAGTAAAAATTGAGGATTACAAAGGCTCTAGTCTTATGATTTTGCCTTGGGATAGCTCAAGTAGAAATTTTAAGATTAAGAGCGTTTCAGATATTTTATTGCCACAGCAATATATTACTCATGGTGGTCAAGATTATGCCCGTGATCTTGGACATATGGCTCAAAATATTGTTGGAGCATCAAATAGAGGAATTGCAGAACGTATAGCGAATAGAAATGATTTTGCTAGACAAGAAAATTTATTGGCTGGTGGCTCTGGAAATGTTATTCATATGCCATCAACAATGGGGCAATATGGTGAGAATTTTTCTGTACAGCCAATTAGCTTATTGCTTGGGATTGCTGATTCAGGAAAGTTATCTAAAGCAAGCATCAAGGCATTTGACCAAAGCATAAAAGATTTTAAGGTTCCGGTTGGAGTCGGTGAAAAAAGAGTAGTAACTCAACCTTTTAAAGACTTTAAAGGAATAATGACTGAAGAAGGTAGAGCACAACTTTATGCTCCAGATGCTGGCGAATTAAGAAAAGCAGCGACAAACAGATTTTATTTAAAAAAAGCTGGTCAAAATAATCAACAGTTATTTGGATTTAATGCGGAAGATGTTGTTAATTCTATAACTGATGAGGCATTGCTTGGAGTTCCAAAAGGTTACATAGGAAACACAGTATTTATGGCTCCAAGAAGTGGGATGAAATTAACTAAATCAGCCAATCCTACTTATGATACTGACTTTTCAGGCCAATATTTGGGTACTTTAGGCACGAGTGTTCCGGTAGAAGCATTGATGCCAAAAACTTTTGAAAGAATTGCAAAAGAATTAAGTGGGAAAAAAGCTGATTTACGCAATATGACAATTGGCGCTATGGAAAAAAGAAACGAAGGTGTTTCTGAAATTATTGACGATAGAGTAATAGAAAGCTATTACAACTACCTAAAAAATCAAAGGGCTAAGGGATTACTCGACTGAATACTGACTTGACAAAACTTGAGATTGCAGCAATAGAATAGAATCTTCTAGTAATGCAATAAAATCATCTTCTGTAAGGCTAAGAGCCTCAGAATCGTAGTCAACATTCATTACATTGTTTTTTATTTCAATAGTGATTTTCATATTTCCTCCAGTGAAATATTATTATACCTAGATATTAAGTTAACGCAACATATTTATACAAGCATGACATCCAAAGGATAATGCAATTATGGAAACAACTGACGATTTTAAAACGCCAGAAATCGGCAAAGGACTAGCAGGGCCGGGTAGACCTAAAGGAATGCCTAATAAGTCTACTAGTGTCGTAAGAGAAGCTATAGCTAACCTATTAGAGCGCAATGCTCCTAACATGGATAGATGGCTTAATGAGGTCGCTGATAAAGATCCTCATAAGGCATTGGACATTATCCAGAAGCTATCTGAATACCATATTCCTAAGCTGGCTAGGACTGAGGTAACGGGTAGAGATGGCGAGGCTCAAGAGATGGTAATCCGTTGGGGAGGTAAGAAATGAAGTATAGACAGATGGCTAACTGCCCTATGTGCAGTGCGTTTCTAGTAAACAACAAGTGCTTGAACTGCGGATACGTTAAGTGACAGAGATTGTCATTCCATATGAACCGAGAGAACATCAGGTCATACTGCATGATGCGCTAGACAATAACCGCTTCGTTGTTGGAGTCATGCACCGAAGATTCGGCAAAACTGTTGCCGCAATCAATCAACTGGTCAAACGGGCTATCGAGTGCAATCTGGAAGATCCTCGATACGCCTATGTAGCGCCAACGTATACACAAGCCAAGAGAATTGCGTTTGATTATCTAGTCAAGTACACAAGGCCGTTAGGGGCTTCCGTAAACATAGCTGAACTTAGGGTGGACTTCTGGGGTAGAAGAATCTCGCTTCATGGGGCGGATAACCCAGATTCACTACGGGGAACCTATTATGATGGGGTTGTTCTGGACGAGGTAGGGGATATGAACCCTAAAGTTTGGAACGAGGTATTGCGCCCTGCATTGACTGACCGATTAGGCTGGGCATTGTTTATTGGAACCCCTAAAGGAAACAACCATTTTAGGGAGTTTGCAGACCGGGCTAAAGAAACCGATGGTTGGGCTTACGTAGAGTTTAAGGCTAGTCAAACCAACATTATTCCGCAGTCAGAACTTAAATCTTCCCAGCTTGAGATGGGTGAAGATAGGTATCGGCAAGAGTTTGAATGCGACTTTAATTCTGCCGTAGAAGGGAGCTATTTTGGCAAACTTATTAACGATCTTGAGAAACTTGGTCATATTAGCGATTTTCCTCGTGATGACTTGTGTCGCTCTTTTGCTGCTTGGGATCTTGGAATGGGTGATAGCACTACTATCTGGATTGCTCAACTGGCTGGAAAAGAAATTAGATTACTGGACTGCATCGAAAATCACGGGCAAGGATTAGACTGGTACGTTAACTGGCTGAGGGATAACAAGTATGAACAGTTTAACCAAATCCTTCCGCATGACGTACAAGTACGGGAACTTGGCACAGGTAAATCGCGTAAGGAAGTGCTTGAGGAGGCTGGGCTGGCGATTACGGTTTGTCCGCGTCTATCTGTGGCTGATGGCATACAAGCGGTCAGAAGACTTATTCCCCGGTGCTGGTTTCATCCCAAGACGAAGAACGGGCTTAATGCGCTGAGGAACTACCGTCGGGAGCATGACGAGAAGCGCAATGTTTTCTATGAGAAACCTTTACACGACTGGTCTAGCCACTACGCTGATGCCTTCAGATACCTTGCAATAGGGCTTGACGAGAGCGACGGTTCGTGGTCAACAACATTGCCAATTAAGACAAATTGGATTGTATAATAGGCAAAATTTCCGTTAAGGATTTGCTATGAAGATGGATGAAGGTCAGATCAAGGGCATTCTTGAGAACGAAATCGACAATGCCATCGGTTACATTGAGACAGAGACTACCGAGCTACGACGCAAGGCTCTGGACTATTACTTACGTAATCCTTACGGCAATGAGGTAGAAGGCCGTAGCCAGATCGTTACTGGTGAGGTAGCTGAGGCTATCGATGGTGCGCTGCCACAACTTATACGTGTCTTTACGACAACTGAGGATATTGTCTACTTTGAGCCTACTCGTCCAGAGGATGAGGAATCGGCTAAACAAGCCACTGACTACTGTAACTGGGTGTTCTATCGTGAGAACGATGGTCTATTGATCCTGCACAACTGGTTCAAAGATGCCTTGATGCAGAAGGTTGGCGTTGTCAAAGCGTACTGGGAAGAAAAGGAAGACGTTAAGACTGAGAAGTACGAGAACCTGAGCGAAGATGAACTGGCTATGCTCTTGTCTGATCCCGGCATTGAGGTGGTCGAGCAGGAAGTCGAGTTCATGGATGGCGGCATAGATATGATGGGTATGCCGATTCAGATCCCTAAGTTTGAAGTAAAGATCAAGAAGTCTAAGGAATACGGCTGCGTAAAGATTGAGAACGTACCGCCAGAAGAATTCCTAATTAGCAAGTCGGCAAGAACTATTCAGGATAGCCCGTTTGTGGCCCATCGTCGCTTGATGACTCGTAGCGAGTTGATTGCTATGGGCTTTAAGAAGAAGGTAGTTGAGGGCTTGCCTTCTTACGATGACTTGCAGTTTACGCCTGAGCGAGTAGCAAGGTTCTCTCAGGGTGAGCAGCCAGACGAGAACATCAGCCTAGATCCTGCAATGCAGGTCATTGAGGTATACGAGTGCTATATCTACATTGACGTTAACGGTGACGGTATCGCTGAGTTGCGTAAGATTCTGTACGCTGGCAGTGAGATTTTGGACGATGAGGAATGCGATGTAATCCCGTTTCATAGCCTGTGTCCTATTCCTATTCCGCATAAGTTCTTTGGTCAGTCGCTAGCTGATCGGACGATGGACATCCAGCTTATCAAGTCTACGGTTACCCGTCAGATGCTTGATAACCTGTATCTCACGAACAATGCTCGTCTTGGCGTAGTGGATGGTCAGGTCAATCTGGATGATGCGCTTAATGCAACACCCGGCGGTATAGTTCGGATGAAGCAAGCTGGCGCTGTGATGCCGATTGAGGTTCCGTCTGTTACGGCTCAGGCATTCCCGATGCTGGAGTACATGGATCAGGTTCAGGCTAAGCGTACAGGTGTTAGCGACTCGCAACAAGGTCTTGATCCAGATGTGCTCAATAACGTGAGTGCTACGGCTATTGCTGCGATGATGAAGTCTAACTCTGGCAAGCTGGAGTTGATTGCTCGTATCTTTGCTGAGACTGGCGTTAAGTCGCTGTTTAGAGGCATTTTGCATCTGTTGGGCAAGTATCAGGACGAGGCCAAGATTGTCCGTATGCGCGGCAAGTTTGTGACTTTTGATCCACGTACATGGGCTAACGAGTACGACGTATCGGTTAATGTTGGTCTGGGTTCAGGTGACCGTGAGCAGAAGCTAGCCATGCTG